AGAAGTATTTTAAAACCATTAGACGAACAAATTACAGAAACATTTAACAGATTGGCAGATAAGATTGAAAGCCAAGAAGATTAGATATACAATGTAACCAAAATTAAATATTTTAGGAGTTGTAATGGTAACAGACAAACAACCTGAGAATTCAACATCTCCTGACTCGCAGCCAGAAATTTCTGAGCCTGCTGAATCTACTTCAGGAATTGTAGATAATACTGACCCTGCTGTGAACGAACAACTACAGCAACAAGGATTGATACAAAATGGAGCAGAGCAAGCAGAACCTACAGGAACTTCAGAGCCCGAATCAGTCGGTGCAGAACTACCTCAAAGCGTTGAGCCAACAACGAGTGTTGAAGACTCTCGTTCTTATTCGCAAGATGAATGGAGGAAAGCACAATCATCTTACGATAAACAAATAGCAGACTTGCAAAAGTCCCAACAGGAATTGCAAGCACAATTGCAACTGAGTCAATCAGAAGCAACGATAGAAGCTAAGAGAAGAGAACTTCAACAGCAGTATGAGATGCAAGGATATGCTCCTGAGCAGGCACAACAACTTTCTACACAAGCTGCATCACAAGAGAGGCAAATGCTTCAGGTACAGCAAGAGAAAGAAAGACTGCTTGCACAACAGCAGCAATTATCTCAATCATCAGAACATACTGCAAAGGTAGCAACGGCAAGGCAATTGCTTTTGGAGAAGGGCATAAAGCCCGAACAGAAAGTAGGCAAAAGCACAGCTTATGATGTGTTAATGTCAACTGTTGACCCAAACGCAATGCAGTCAATGGCTGAAAGTATTGCTGACTTAACAGTCCAGCAGCAACGTGTACTTGATGCACAGCAGAGCAAGGTACCGAGTACGGGACCTTCGCAGGAACTTCAGTCAGGACAGCCTTCGCCTGCAGCACCATTAAATGAGAAAACTTTAATGGAACGCTACTTGGCAGGTGACAATGACCCGAAGGTTATTGAATATGCAAGAAGAGTAGCTTCCGGTGACATATAGGAGATAAACGAATATGGCAACCACAGCAACTACTGGGAATTTAGAAAATGCCCAGAACATAATAATTACTGCTGCTAGGTTTACTGAAGAGCACAATGCTCCTGCTATGGCTTTGATTGAGCAAATGAATTTGCCAAAAGGGGCTAAACAGGTAACTGTGCCAAAAGTAGGTCAAATGACTATTTCTGATTTAACTGACGGATTCGACATTGTTGATGAAGAAGAAATCGGAATGACAACTGTAGACCTTACTGCTTCAGAAGTCGGAGCAAAAGTAATTCTTACAGACAAACTAATCAGGCAATCTGCAAACAACATTTTTTCAATTGTAGGTAGACAGCTTGGTGATGCAATGGCAAGAAAAAAGGACACTGATGTCCACGCATTGTACTCAGGATTAAACGGAGGAGTTACCTTCGGTGCAGATAACACAGCAATGAGTCTTGCAAACGTAGCAGGTGCAATTGCAAATGCTAAAGGTAAAAAGTTTGGTTCGCAGATTTACATCTTGCAACACCCTTTTGCAACCTTTGACATTGCTAATACAGCAGTAACAGCAACAGGTGCAGCAGCCGGTATTCCGGATGGATTTGCAACTGACTTGTTAAATAACTTCTTCTCAAACATTAGACCACTTAACGGTGTTCCAATCTTTGAAGATGGTAATTTAGCAATTGATGCAGATGATGATGCAGTTGGTGTTATTGCAGATAAATCAGCACTAGGTGTACTTAAATCAGTAGACACTAGAACTGAAAGACAAAGAGATGCTTCAATGAGAGCAACTGAAATAATAATTACAGCAGACTATGGTGTGTTTGAAATTGATGATACAAAGGGTGCACCTTTGACATTTGATGCTTCAGCACCAGCAACTTCATAAGGTAGGAGAATAAATGGATACTAGAGAACGTGCAGAAAAGAGACAAGAGTTAGTAGATTCGGGCTACGCTTGGGACATGATTGATAACTGGCAAGCTAAAACAGATTTGTTCTGGCACATCGATAAAAAGAATGCTACTGGAGGAATAGGTTTTAAAAAAGGCACAGTGATTAAGAATGTACCGGGGACACCTGATTACTTACTAAAGATGGCTCGTAAAGGTGCGTACTCTTATCCACCGACTACTAATTGTGAATGCAATCATTGTAGTTATGAAAGAAAAAAAGAAGAGACAGAGAATGTAAACATTGACCGAGTTCCTGTCTCTTCTTCTAAAGAACAAATATCGGTTGGTGACGGGGTGTATAAGAAACCCGAGGAAAATAAGGAGGCGATATAATGTCATTTCCAAATACTATAGCCGGTAAATACGGCTGGGAGAAAGATGAGACAACAGACCAAAGACATCCTTTGGGAACTACTATGACTTTTGTTGATGGTAGAAGATACAAGTATGTTGAAGCTGGTGGCTCAAACATTGAAGAAGGTTTATTGGTAGCTTCAGAAGCAGTAGTGGGAAACCACGATGAAGACCTAGTAGTGGCTACAGGTGCTTCAGCAGGTGGAACTACAGTTACAGTTACACTTGGTGGAACTGCAGCAGCAGAAAACCTTTACGCAGAAGGATATTTATTCTTCAACTTAGAAAGCCCATCAAACGCTTACTTTTACAAAATTAAATCGCATCCAGCGATAGATTCTTCAGGTAATGGTGTAATTACTATTGACGAAGAAGATGGTTTTGAAGAAGCAATCGTTGCTGGAACAGACAAAGCAGGTCTAATTAAGAGTCCTTACAAGGACATCGTAGTTGCTCCTACATCATCAGCAGCAGGAAGGTTTGTTGGTGTTACAGTCAGAGATTTGACTGCAGGCAGTTACGGATGGATACAGACAGCAGGACTATCAGTTGCAAAAATTGACGGTACCCCTGCAGTTGGTACTTTAGTTGCTGCTAGTACAAATCACGCAGGACAATTATTAGCAGTTGCAGCAGATACTACTCCAGCAATTGCTAGACTACACGGTAAAGCCGGTGTCGACAATGAATACCACACTGTATTCTTAATGAACTTAGACTAAACATCTAATTGCATGAGTGGGAGGATTGTTTCCTTTCGGTTCTCCCACTTACTTAAATTATGGTTACAGAATATAACGGAAACATAGATGGACTTTGGACCCCACAGGGTTCAGTTGTAACTCGTGTCGTAGACTTAGGTGGAGACACAGGTGCAAAGGTTTATCATTTTAAAGTGAAAGACCCTGTAACTGGTAAACTGTTTGAATTGAGAGTAATCGGAGATGACACTCATAGTAAAGCAGAAATAGAAGATTTAGCAGGTAATGCTTATGAGAAATGGCTCTTAGACATGAGAGAAAAAGAACATAAGAGAAAACCTACTGTAGAGGAAAGAAAAGAAATTGGTAAAATCATCCGTGAGATGAAACAATATTGGAAGAAGAGGAATGAATCTTCAACTGGTAAATTATATTTTGAAGGAGCCAAATGACATTACAAAGAGTACATAACAGTCTGAATATACATACTGCATCCATTCCTTTCTATTTAGAGACGAGTTTTTCGGCTGATGACACAGACAATCATGATTTTATATTTAACGCTAGTGGAAAAGCCGTTCAAACAATTCATGTAAACAACGCAAGCAATCAGACTGCAACGATAACTTTATACGGTTGTCAGGCATCTGATTCAACTGTCGGTTCCACAACTGCAGTTCAGATAGGTTCGTTTACAGTAGCAGCAACAAGTGGAGGCTATGAATGTTGTAGTGACCCATTTCCGTATTACATTGTAAGGATTGCTTACAGTTCTACACCAGATGGTTCAACTACTAAATTATTTGTAAACACAGGGGTGGATTAAATGTTAGGAGTAAAAGCTGCCAGTCTTGGCAAGATGGGAACGCACACACTTGATGGTGCTTCTCATACAGATGTAACAAGTATGTCTGAGGCTAAAGGTGATATTTTAGTCTACACAGGCAGCACTTGGGATAAATTAGCAATAGGTACGAACAATAAAATACTTATTGCAGACTCAAGCACATCAACAGGTTTAGCTTGGGCAGAAGATATTACGATTGGTGGTGACTTAACAGTATCTGGTGACACAATCACAGCAAACGTTGCAACCATTCAGGTTGAAGACAAAAACATGGAGTTGAACAAAGTTGGTTCTCCTAGTGATTCTAATGCTGATGGTGGTGGTCTAACGATAAAAGGTACCTCTGATAAAACAATTACATTTACAAACGCTACTGGTGACTTTGATTTTTCAGAAAACGTAGATATAGCCAGTGGTAAAACATTTAAAGTAGCCGGCACCACAGTTCTATCAAACAATACTTTAGGTAGTGGAGTTACATCTTCATCACTAACAGAACTTGGAACAATAACTAC